ATTGCCAGATGCCAGGCTTAAGTCCATTTCTGTACATGATACGCGGGACGCCTGAAGTTACTTTGCGATTGCCTTGGTTGTCGATGTCCACAAATCTAGGAATAATCATTCCCGGATAGACTTCATATGGCATAATGGTGCCAAATGGGATTTCAATCTTTTGCTCGCCTTTGGCAAAGAACGAAGCTTGGTCAAATGATAGATCTCCATATCCTTTCTCCCACTTTTGAAAGTAGTTCTTGTAGTCCGTTTCAGTGCCTGCTTTAAAAGTGTACGTGAGTTTCTTGGCGTACTCATTGGCAGAAGGCCGTATCTCTATTTCCTTGGACAAGTCCACTTCTTCAGTAATGTCCGTAAAAATGTTAGTCCCTTGGTAGAAGCTCGCTTCTGGTTCTATCCGAACAGTATCGTAAATGTCAGGGTCTGTGATCATGAGTTTGAACATGCGAATAAAGCCCAGGACAAAATCACTGCATTTCATGGATGGTAGAAACCTGCCTATCTCAACAACGGAGCCTTCGACTAGGGTTGTGTCCATTGATATGAAATCAAGCTGCAAAGGCACTGGCGTGTTTAGCTTGCGAGATATGGTGCTGTTGATTACAGGATTGCCTGCATAAAGAATGGCAGCGCCAAACTCGAAGCTGATTTCGTCCCCTTGGTTTAAACTGAGATTCACCACTAAATTGAGCGCAAAGGTTTGGTCGGCCGCAGTCTGCACTAAATTGACAAGCGGAAATGGCACTCCGTTTTTGAGATAATAAATTGTGGTGTCGCCTCCAGAACCAGTCACGTAGTCATATTGCCCCGAGAACAATTGGCCAATGCTTCCCGTCAATGTCATTTTATACAGCCCCGTTCTTTGAGCTGTGAAAGTGTTGGGCGCAAATTGGTCGTAGATGTCTTGCACCTCATTGAAAACAATTGCAGGAGAGCCCGTATTGATTGATGGCGCGCTCAATGAAAAGCTGTTGAACAATATCGTTTGATTTGCCAAAGGTATAGGGCTGCCGTTGTTGTCAAATTGCTGCTCAATAAAAATGTCTTGCGTGAAATCCATTAGGCCATTGTTCAACAACACCTTGCGGTTGTTTTGCTCAATTGGTGAAATAGCTGCATCAACATAGCCGCCACCGCCATAGCCAAACAAAATGCTTTTGGCTCTGGTTGTGTTCAAGAAATTGCTATCATATTGTTGGCCCACAAACTCCATGCACTTTTTAAACACTTCGACCAAATGCACGTAGGGCACCATATCTGTATTTTTCCACTTGGATATCCCAAGCCTTTGATTCCTTTCAATTAGTGGGTAGTAGTAACCTTGACCAATTGGCGAAGACCATGATGCTTGGATATTGGCGTTGGTGAGTGTATGTGTGTAGGCAGACCAGTCAAGGTCGCCAACCTCAATTGTGCTTAGTATCAAGAAGACGTCGACAAAATCTGAATAGATTCCCACTTTAAAAGTGATTTGCTCATCTAAGATGGTGACGCTGTTAAGCTTCAGAACCGCATTGCGCAGAATGGCAATGCCGTTTTTGTAGTATGTGCAATTGACTTTGGCGCTGCTATTGAAATCAAATGCACCGCCTATCTGTGTCAAGCTGAAAGCAGATGAAAAATATTTCTGATTTGCAAGTGTGCCCGGCAATTCTATCTCCTTGGAGAAATTGCGCTGTCTTTTGTCAGGCTCTCTGAAATCGGCAATAGCCAAATTTAAAGGAACGGGAACTCCTTTAGACATGTCCAAGCTGATTCCCGAAGACGTTATGAGTTCATCCATGCTTACTGCGTTATCGATTTAAAGTTAGTCTTTTTGTAGCTCACTTGGAAGTTCAGCAACTCATCAAAGCGGCTTTTCAACTCCGTGCTTTGAGTCTGCGTCACAGTTATTGCTTCAGTGGTATTTACTTCTAACAACAGTGTCGAGATGCTGTAATATATTTGAGCCAACCAATGCTGATACGCTTGACTTATCCATCCAGTGTAGACCGTTCCTGCGGGCTGTATGGTTTTCAGATAGACAGTGTCACCGCTTAGCAACGGGTCAAATTGAAAGTTGTTGTTGGCGTCCCAGGCGCCAAATTGCTTTTTGTACTCAAGCGCCGAGATTGCCGATTCTTGGTCTTTGTTGTGGCCGAACAAGAATTGGTCATAAGTCCCAAGGTTGTTGAGCCAACTTACTTGGTGGTATTCTGTGCATTCTGCAGGAAGGTAATTGACGAACAAGGGGAGTGACTGATTGACGTACACTTCTAAACGCACTACGCTTTCAATGCTTGCAGGAAATACAGCGCCTTCAATGTCGCCTGGCGTTATTCGTATGTCGATTACTTCTCCAGTTGTTTGGTTCTGTTCCGTAATTGTCCCGAGTTGGTTGCCCTGTGCATCGTAGCAAAATACGTCCAACTGCATTTCTGGAGTAGTGATGAGAATAGAAGCGTAGAAGGCATGTCTGTTGCTCACAATGAAAGTGGTGTCGGGGCAGTCAGTCAACCATCTAAGGTCTGGCGTGTAATTGTCAGCTATCCATCCTAATTGGTACTTCTCATCTGAGCATCTGGCCTTCATGATCAGAATAGTGTTGGAATAGTAGAACGGTTGTGTTGTTGGCGTTGTGCCGTATCTCTCAGCTACTCGCACATTTAGCGTAGGTAGAGAACGTTGGCTCACACGCTGTGGCGATCTAGGCGAAGGCTTTACAGCCTTCATGGCAATTTTTGCAGCATCCCAGTGAGCTCTGTTCCCGCGCTCTGGGAATACTTTGTCAGTTGACACCACTAAGCCATTGATAAGCGTTTCCACAATGAAGCAGAAATTTGGCTGTGTTGACTGGTTGCTTGAAAAAACAAACGGAATCGGATTGTCCGAACTCTGAATGCTTTGTGCTGTTGGTTGCTGTAAATAGGTTATTGCCATTTTGGTTCTGTTATTTCTATGATTATTGCCTGTTTGATGACCTCGCTTATTGTCTTGGTCAGATATGTTTTAAGCTCTTGGTTTACTACGTCAGTAAAAAATGGACGGGGCTTCATTCCGTTTTCCTTCACACCTCTCATGATTGCAAAAGCCATTTGGTCATACGTTTGCCCGGGCCGCGCTTGAAGTCCTTTGTCTCTGATCCACCCAAGAATTGAATCTTTGAAGGACATTGTGCTGCCAGGTGCAGAGCCCCAACTTGGTGCCCCATGATTGACCTTGGTTCCATTGACTCCATAGTTGACGTACTTCCAGTAGAACTCGGCCGAGATGGCCACACTTAGTACACCAGGCTGCGAATCATCTACGGTGATGATTGACTGCTTGAGCCTGTTGGATGCAATTGCGTCGTAGCCGGTTATGGAAGCATTCAGCCTGTCGATGATTTCTTGGTTTAGCCCTATCAATAGCGCATGCAGCGGAGAGTTGACTTCCGCTGCTAAGGCTTTTCTTGAGACTCCGAGGTTTAAGCTATTGACTACTTCTCTAGGGCTTTTCATTTCTTAGGTTTCTTGATTGCTTTTAGGGCTTCTTCGTTTTTGTGCTTGACGTAATTGCACCGGTGTGTAAAGGTGCGGTAATTCAGTTTCAGGGTTTCATTCCATGTGAGGCTGAAAGTGTTCATGACAGCTTCAATAGACGTCTCCCATTGAAAAGGTTTAGGACCTTTATTCCCGTACTTATTCGATTTGTCTGCTTCTGATTTGCGATCTGCTTCACCATTGACCTCACGGTTGAGGTTAGCGATCGCTTCAAAAAAAAATTGCTGCACCGGATAAAAAGGTCAAGCGGGAATTCTTCAGCGAACAGCGCATGCCTAGAAGCTATCGGGAATTTGATATTCCCGTTCTCATCTACGTCCGAATAGTTGAAGCCTTCGGGGAGGTAGAACAAGCATGCCAAGCGCACGGGGTCTTTTTTGATTGATGAGTTGTTGAAGTCAATGTGCCAGCCTATGCCGACTTTTTCAGGGTCAACTAGATAGAACGTTTGGCCCTGTAATGTTATGGTCTTAGGCAGCTCCGAAACTAGGTCCATTGAAGCCAGAGCAGTCATGGCCACAGTGCGCATTTTGCGGACGTCCTCAATTGTGAAGTCCAACATTCGGTTGTAACCTAGACCGGTAAACTCGGCCAAGAACAGCAAGCTGTCCTGGTCTGTTTGGAAGTCCTGTTCTGGTGCCATTGCCATACTGGCAAAGTGGCGAATTCGAAGCGCTTTTGCGCTTGTTGGTATTCTCGCTTCTATCATTTTACAATGTAATTTCCTGAATATTTTCCTTTGCCCATTTCTTCATAACGCATGGCATCAATAGCGTGGTTGTGTTTGTCTACGGGTTTATTGGTTGGCTTTCCATTGCGGTCCACTTCCCAAATGTAATTGCGCAGGTTGTTGATTATGTTCACTGATCGCCTAGTCACGTAGATTTTTGGATATTGCTGCAGGAGGTCAATTCCAAAACGAACTGAATCAGACCCCTTGTCTACTCCGACCGCTCGAATCCTGTAGGTCTTGCGCAGCTCGGCCACGCTTTTTGGTTCTGCTGAATCGAAGTAAGTTGTGGAGAATGCCAATACAGACTTCTTGATTCTTTCGGCTATCTTCTTATTCGACATTTCGGTTTCATAGCAAATCTCGTCATAGACCGGACAGCCGTTCCACTGATATCGAGCTACAATTGCAGTCGGGTCATTGGTATATCCAAAGTCACCGCCACCGGCTCTGAGTCTTGCTTCTTTAGGTATTTCATCAATGATCTCCCAATTGCTGAACACGGCGCCCATGAGAGCTCCGATATTGCCTAAACCGTACACCTGCCACTTATTGGCCCAGTATGCGTCTTTGATGTTGTCTTTGTGATAGCGCTGACCTAGTTTGTAACCGGGAAGCAATGCAGGTTTGTGATAGCCTTTTTTGAGATAGCCAAGAATTTCGTCTCTTTCTACTTTATCTAGCATCTCATTGTCTCGGAACGTCAGCTGAAGGAATTCGCAGTCTTCACGGCTCAAGACCTGGTCATCAACAAAGAATGGTGCATCGGGGTTCCAGTCGCCTATGACCACTTTACAGCGTGACGCGTATTGGTTGTAGCTTTCGAACTTGATTTTGTTAATCTCATTGAAATAAACGCCATAGAATATACGCACTCCCTTACCCGCGTCCTCTTTGTCCATTGACCGGAACTTGATGATAGATCCATTCGGGAACTTGTAGACGAAGTCGGACTTGTTCCATCGCCAGTCTTCCCAAATGCCGAAGCCTTTCATGACATTTTCGAAGTCGGCAATGACGCTATCCTTCATTTTGGTCAGCTCTTCAGAAGCTATCAGCCAATTTCTGCCGGAATTAGAACTGGCAGAGTTGCAAATCAACATGAGAATTGAGATAGTTTTGCCCGCTCCCTGCCCGCCGCGAATCATTCGAATGCGTTTTTTCATCGAACTGATTTTGCGAAGAGCTGTTGTCTGCTGCATTTAAAGTGGATCTACGTTCAAGAGTTTGATTGACTGCTGCACTTCCTGTTCAATCTTATCAGAGATGCCGTTTATTCGTGCTGTGATGTTTTCTTTGTAGATTCCAGCCATGCCCCCTTCAATCTGATCGCGGCGAATAGATTTACGTATACGCGCTAAGATAGATACAAAATCTTCATATCTGCCATCTCGGTTCTCCAAGTATTGCTGTATTCCTGTAATGCCGTAATAGTCGCAACAATGCTCCTCAAACCCTTCAATTGTTAAGGGTCTTTCCTTTTCTCTATGCACGGAATATCCATCCTTTCCAACAAAGTCGTGCACCTTAATTGGATTTGCTTTTGTGGCTTTGCGGTACTCAACAAATCTAGCCCAGAACTCGTCCGGGCTAGTTATTGTTTTTGGTACTCCTCTTT